GAAAGCCATAGAGCGGTTGGTGCTATAAGAAGGGATCTTGAGTTGGCCAAAGCTGATGTAGAGAAGTATTTGGAAAGTGTGAAAAAAGGAGAAGAGGCAGAAAATTATATCAACGCAGCTATGGCGGTAGAAAAGCTCACCGCCGAGCTGGAAAAAGCCGAGACAGCCCGTAGTAACTTCTTAGGAAGTCTTGAACCTATTGAGCCATTAAGGTTAGAAGGGGGAGAAGGGGGGTCTATGTTCGCCGAACTAAAGCAAACCCTTTTAACTGGTATTCTTGAGAAAGCACATATGGATCGCATAGAGGCGTTCACAGAACACTTAAAAGAATTCGGAAAAGAGCAGGGTTATTTAGATGCGGCTCAGTCGCTTATTAGCTATTTAAGGGATGGTTCTTTAACTGCGGAGGAATATAAGTTGCAGGTTCGAGCGCTGGTTGATGCGTATGCCGCCTTTACACCAACCAACGAAACCCTCAAAGAACAAGACGGCCTTCTAACAGCCCTCAAGAAAAAATGGGCAGAGTTTGGTGGCGGCACAGAGACAGTCATTAAGAATCTAGGAGACACCCTCGCCGACATTTTCGGGCCGAATGGCACCCTCGTTACAGGTTTCGCAGATGCCTTTGCTGATTCCGTTGTTTATGCAAAGAACATGGATGAGGCATTTACCAATCTTAAACGTACTATTGCCAAAGAGCTGGTTAGTGCCTTAGCCAAGGCTGGCGCACAGATGGCCATCAATTGGGCGAAAGAGAAGGCGATGGCGGTATGGCAAAAGACGATTTATCCTGCCATTGAGTGGGTAAAGACTTCCAGCTTTATTACTGGACAAGCGACCAGAACATCTACATCTGTAGCGGCAGCGGGAACAGAAGCTGCTGCATGGTCGCCCGCTGCAGCTCTGTCATCTCTTGCTTCGTTTGGTTCTAACGCATTGCCTGCTATTGCTGGTATCACAGCAGTGCTTGCTATGGCTAAGAGTTTTGAGGGCGGTGGCTTTACAGGAGGCGGAGCTAGGATTGGAGGTATAGATGGCAAGGGTGGCTTCCCAGCAGTTCTTCATCCTAATGAGACTGTTGTTGACCATACAAGGGGACAGGGTAATGGCAAGGCAGTTGATGTAAACTTCAACATAACCACCGTAGACGCAACAGGGTTTGATGATCTTCTACAGTCCAGACGAGGCATGATTGTGAACATGGTCAACAGAGCGATGAATGACCGTGGAATGGCAGGAGTTACAGCATGAGTTATCCAGAGACTCCAGTGTTTCAAGCCATTGGTTTTGACAGCATCAGCCCCACACTGATCTCTGAGGCGGTCAATGGGCGTACTCAAACCCGCCAGATTGCAGGACAGAGGTGGGCGTTCAGTGCAAAGTATCCTCCAATGACCAGAGCAGATTTCATGCCTGTCTATGCTTTCATCATGCAGCAGAGAGGGCAGAAGAACACCTTTACAGTGACCGTTCCCATTATTGAGGACGCTAGAGGCACAGCATCAGGGACTTTGGCGGTGAATAATGGCAGTGGTTACACAGCAGGCGGCACTGTGGTTACAGTTGATGGAATTACAGGAACTATTGTTGAGGGTGATTTAGTCAAGTTTGCTAATCATGACAAGGTTTATATGGTTGTGGCTCATACTGAGACTACTGGAAATACCACTAGCATTACGATTGAGCCTCCGCTTAGAGCCGCATTGGTTGATAATGAGGGGATCACTTATGATGATGTACCTGTAAAGGTGAGGCTGAAGAATGATGTTCAGTCATACGATTTAAGGGTAGACTCCTTGATTGAATACGAAGTGGATTTCATTGAGGCATTATGACCAGATCACTCCATGCCGATGTAAAGACAGAGATAGCGAAGGACTCGTTCACTACCTGTCTGCTTGTGGAGTTCTCGCTTCTCTCAACGGTTCATCGTCTGACGGATTCTAGTCATGATCTTGTCTATAACAGCAACACCTATACATCGAGTGATTACTTTCTTGATTTTGATCCAGTGAATGAGTCGTCTGACGTGAGAGTGGGGAGTGTATCCATGATGCTCTCATCAGTTGGGAGTACCCACTCAAACGAGTTGAGCAGTGGTCAGTATATTGGCAAACAGTTCTTGGCTTATCGCGCATTCTTGGATTCAAACGGTGCGATTATTGGCAACCCTGTTCTGATATATGACGGCAGGATCGATGGCTACTCTATTTCAGACTCAGGGGACAGTTCTACCATTACAGTTTCTATCGCCTCGCATTGGGCAGACTTCCGAAAGAAGTCAGGACGGAAAACCAACCCCAACTCTCAAAAGCTATTCTTCTCAACTGATGAGGGGTTTGAGTTCTCGGCCATGTCTGTCACTGACATCAAGTGGGGGCGCATCTAATGGGTTTGTTTAGCTGGATCGGGGATATTTTCGAGGAGATTGTCTCTTGGTTTGTAGACATTCCAGAGATCGAGGATCACGATGAAAAAAGTCAGGGGACACTTCTCAACAAACAGAGCAATATCGCTCCTATCCCTGTCATTTATGGGGAGAGAAAGGTAGGCGGGACTAGGGTATTTGTGGAGACCACTGGCACTGACAATGTTGATCTCTATATCTGTTTGGTTCTCAGTGAGGGTGAGGTCAATGCTATTGGTGATGTTTACATCAACGATACGATCTCAACAGACTCCAAATTCAGTGGGCTTGTGACGATAGAAAAGAATCTAGGCGCAGACGATCAAGCTCAAAGCACTCTGCTATCTAGTGCCCCATCATGGACAGGAACGGCAAGAAAGCTGAGTGGAGTTGCCTATCTCGCAATGAAATTCGTATGGGATCAGGACGTATTCGGATCCCTTCCTGTAGTGACGGCAGTAGTTCAGGGGCAGAAGTGTTACGATCCGAGAGATTCAACCACAGACTATACAACTAACCCTGCTCTCTGTCTGTTGGATTATCTAAAGAATGACCGTTACGGTAAGGGGCTTCCAGTAAGTGCGTTTGAGTCTGATTACGCCTCATGGGAAATTGCTGCGGATTTGTGCGATGCTCTAGTGCTCTCGTATACTGGGGGAGCGTATATTGATCTGTTTTCCTGCAATGCAATTCTCAACACAGATAGGACAATTATCGAGAATGTAAAAGAGCTGCTTTCTGGCATGAGAGGGCTAATGCCCTATACGCAAGGGATGTACAGACTCATCATTGAGAACAACACTTCGTCCGTATTTGCGTTCGATGAAAGCATGATTGTAGGTGGTATCAATATCAATGGGGAGAGCAAGAGTGAGCGATACAACCGAGTCATTGCCACATTTGCCAACCCTGACCGTAACTGGCAACAGGATCAGATTGAATATCCTGCATCTGGAAGCAGCGAATATACAACTTATCTATCAGAAGATAATGGGTTTGAGCTGACCAAAGAGGTTAGTTTGCCAACTGTCACTAATGTCTACCAAGCCGAGGATATTGCCGAGCTTATCCTGAAGCGTTCCAGAACAGGTCTCAGATGCTCCTTCACAGCCACCTCAGAGGCGTTAGAGGTTGCGGTGGGAGATGTGGTTACAGTTACTCATTCAACCCCCTCATGGACAGCGGAGGAGTTCAGGGTGATGGGGGTGACTCTACAGAAGGATGGCACTGTTGGGGTTTCATTAGTCAAGCATGATGCTTCCATCTATCCTTGGGCTGTCAAAAACCAGTTTGTTGCTCCTTCTGCGCCTAATGCCCCATCCACTTATCAAGTGGCAACAGGCGGAGCGACTGTTTATCAGCAAGCTACAGCCCCATCAACTACGGAAGCGGGGGCAATATGGTTTGATACGGATGATAGCAACAAGGTCTATACTTACGATGGGACATCTCCGTATAATGTTTCTGGTTGGAAGGTTACGGACTCTAAAAATATAGACATCTCATCAGCAGCGGGGTCGATCATTGCATCAGGAACGAGCGGAGCGAGAATTGAGATGAGTGATCGTTCTATCAGGGTTTATGATTCTGCGGGTACTCTGCGCGTCCAGTTGGGGAACCTGACGTGAGCTTCGGATTTAAGGTCAATGATGCTTCCGGCAATACGATCATTGATTCAACGGAAACTTGTTCTCTACTTGAAGAGAGAATGGAGAAAACCGCCACTGGGTCTGGATCAAAGACTTATACCGGACTCACTAATCAAAACGCCTATGTTTTCGGGCTATGTGAATCTAACGGGAACGCAAGCGCAGGGACATGGACAGGCGTAGATTTTGGACTAGCCACAAGTCTATCTGGCGGCAACCCAAAAGTTGATTGGGATATTAGCTGCACAGGAATTAGCGGTTGGGGTTCATGTAGTGATTGGGATAAATATCATATATTTGTATTCATGAAATGAGTTACGGGATCACTTCAATCAATGCTGACGGTTATCTCACATTTAGTGAGGGTAAGACCTATTATCAGTATCAGGAGACTCTAACGAGTTCTGACGCAACAGTGCTGCTTGGTCAGCGATTTTATTGGGACACAACATACGATGGCGCAACATATCCTTTGGTGTTCATCTACTCCAATGGGTATTGGGGCGCAATCATTGACGTTTTCCGAAAAGCCGACAACACATGGCGAATCCATGTGTGGACTGAGGGTACTCAGGCGACTAACGCTTCAACGAATATGAAAGGGTATGTTTTCTCGGAAAGCGGGGAATCTGCAACCGCTCCATCGTGGGGGATGAAGATCAATGACGCTTCTGGGAATAGAGTCTATGATTCTGATTTTGACATCATCAAAGTGAAGGACTTTGTTGAGATGCCAGCACCACAGGATTCAAATGTCTCTTGTTCAAGCGTGGGTAATGATGGCTTAGTTGATCCAGGAGTTTGGAAAACGAATACAACGAATCATGGGGTAACAGGATTAACTAAGCCAGCAGCATTGTTGTATAGCAATGGAATTCAGCAAGTAAACTGTGGCAAACATGGGCCTTATAATTGGTATTGCTCAAAGTTTTGGAGATCCATAACAAAAGTGGATTCGGCCAGTGTCCATCATGGATGGGGGCATATGGGATCAT